TTAAAGAATGTTTCTCCTCATGAAACTCTGCTGGTGGCTAGATCGGAGCATTTAATTAATACATATATGACTAATCAAAATCTCTCGAATTTGGTGCATTTTAGAGCCAAATGCGATCTAATGATAATGAGTCTCAATTAGTAGGGGAACAACAACAACAATTTTAAATTTGGCATTCTTTAAAAGTTTTTACTTTTATTTTTTTTGAGTAGTAGATTAAATGGTTGGCGTAATCATCTCACACTATACGCCAAAAGTAAATACCACTACGCCATCACTACGCCAATTTTAAAACGCTCATATCGCTCCTACTCACAGACTACGCCACGCTCAAAACGCTCATGGGGGCGTATGAAGATTTTTAGGTATTGGTTAACTGCCATTCCTCATAAATAAAATGAAAACAAAGTCTTGCATGGGGCTGAGAAAAAAAGTTTTGAAAAGAAAGTCCAATAAAACTCCGTTTTATGTTTGTATGTCTTATACTATGTATTATGCCTTATTTGGATTTAGATGGAATAATAGACTATAAAGTCTCTTGTATAAAAGTACCAAGTGGTTGTATAATATACCATAACCAAAAAGGACTATATGAAATGAGTGTTAATTTACCAACAAACTGGAAACCTGAGAAAGCTAGGACAATTGATATACTTGTATCCAATCCGAATACTAAAATGGAAGAACTTGCCAATGAAATCGGAGTAACAAAAGCTACACTTCATAACTGGATGAAAGACCCTGAGTTTGTAGAGGTATTTTATCAGAAGTATATGGTCACATTTGGAGCTAAACTGCCCAATGTATTACATAGTATGATACGAGAAGCAGAGGCTGGTAATGTTCAAGCTGGTAGATTAGTGCTAGAACATTCTGGTAAACTCATTAAGAGAGTGGAAGTAGCAAATAATCAGAGTCCATTTGAAAAGTTCTTAAATACTCAATCATCAGATATGCAAGAAATTGCCGTAATTGATGCAGAAGTTGAAGAAGTCGAGCCTGAGTTCACAGTCTTACCAGAACGTCCCGTATTACCCCCAAAGAATCTCTCAAAACGGCAAGAGATGAAACAGCTAAAGGATAAACAAGCTAGGAATAAGAAACGGAGAGAGGCTAGGCATTGGAGAGAACGAGCAGAAGCCGTAGGGGTGAAAAAACCAGCACAAGGTAGACAAACAAAAGCTCAAAGAAAAATGTGGCAGGACAAAGTAGAAGCAAGAGAAAAAGCATTGAACGTAAAGGCTAGTGTTCTTGTGTGATATGGGGTATATCTAATATATGCACTTTAAATGCCATTATTTAGCAGTTTATTGGGCTGAGATGAGGTACATATATATTACATATATATAATAGATATATCTAATAACTATGCCTCTTCTGAGACTATGGGTTTCTTTAGAGCTGTTTTTACAGAGAATCCTTTACATTCAGGGCATTGTTCTTTCTTGTTATTGAATTTAGTAGATACTACTTCCCAAAACCAATTACACCCTAAACAAAGACATTGCATAATTAAGTATTTTTTCATAATTTCATGCTATCCTTAACATCCATATCAGCAGGCATTAATTGACAATAACAATATTCTTTACACACACTCCATCCACTAGCTGGCATACCTCGAGCTTCCCAACCCTCCCAAGTATCAATTTCTCCAGCTCTTTTCTCACAATCACTACAGACGTTCTTAGATATTGCAACCCATTTCAGCTTTCCCCCCATATCCCCAGATCGCCTGAATGCTTGATTAATTCCTCCCACAATTCCACGTTTAATGGCATTTCTAAACTCTCCGAAGATTCTGCCGTAGGTGCTAAAGTCTTGGCTAAGAATCCCAGCAATTGATTGTTCATTGACCCCAGCTCCAACGAGCCTTCCAATTTCTTGTCTAATTCGTTCACCGAAGATTCTAACATCATGAGACATTGTAGTAGCAATTGAAAGTAATACTCTTCTGTCTTTTTCATCTAATTTCTCCTTGCTTTTTGGCATTTTATTTCCTTAATGCTTTTTTAAGAACTCGCATAAATTGAGTTGTTATTTTTTTTCTATTCTTTACTGAAGTTGATACGAAAGGTCTTGCTGGAACTTTTTTATTTGGAATCCAAGAGGAACTTCCTGTTGTAAAACCTTTATGGTGTAAATTACCATAGGGTAACATTGTTAATTTATTTCCCTCCTGTTTAATACTATTGTACAATGCTCCACTAGCTTTTAATGGTGGATTGTCGGGCTGACTCCTTTTACTTCTTATCTGCCTAGTGGAATCTTCCAAGTCAGGTTTAAGACCAGAGTCTATATTTTTTTTTGATGCTTCTGCTGATTCAACTGCAAATCCTTCAGTATACTTTGAAATAGCTTCAGGAATAGCTCTAGCCATTTTTCCAAAATCAAAATTAACTTTTACTTTCAACTTCATCCCAAAACTCCTTTCCTAGTGCTTTAGATTCTAGGTACTTATCTGTATTTTCAAGAACAGCTCGTTTAACTTGACTATCTGCCCAAGCTAAAGGGTTTTTAATAATAAAGTCTAAATCTCCATCAAACTCAAATTCAACATTATTGATCTTGTCCAGTTTCTTTACGGAAGTTAGTAAAGAGTGACTCAGTTCCTTCTTTTTTGTTTGCTTTTTTGTTTTCATCTATAATTGCCTGTGCCTGTTCAATTGTTAAGTCTTTATTATCTCTAACCATAATTTTAGCTCTAGTTACGAGATTATTTTTTATATCAAACTCATCTTTGAGAATCTGATCTTGAACTGTCTTTGGGTATTCTACCTCTTGGAAGTCTACGCCAAACTCTTCTGGTAATGCAATACCATTATATTCTGCTATAGCACGCTCTACCCTATAAAAGTCTTGTTCATATAATCTCCATAAAGCTATATCATCGTAATAGTCCTCTTTACGCTCCATGTCTTTAATCATAAGTGATATACCACTAGGAACTTCACCACCACTTTCTGCCCATTGTATCCACAAGTGGTTATTCGATGCTACAAGCTCTATCTGAAACTTAATATTATTGATAGCTTCCTCTATGTTTCCATTAGGGCTAGTAATGTTATAAGCACCATCTTCTCCCATATCTAGGATTGTATTTGATCCTGCTCTAAGCATACTCTGATCTGCTCTTAGTCCTGTAACCCAAGGCTGTCCGAACATATTGAATCTCATACCTAAGTTCATTTCAGTTAATGCAATATTGACTTGTTCATTGCAATTTACAATATCGGATGCTCCTTCTACGAAGAAAGAGTCTATTTGATCTTCTCTATGGGTAAATACAAAAGGTAATATTCCATAAGGGTTTTCCATTTCCTCAATCATATTTCCTTCTTCATTTAAAATGCCATATGTCTCTGCATCCCAATATTCCCATTGAAGATTGTCGGCATTAGCTAAGTCTGCCGTACTATTCAATAATGGATACACAATAGCCTCTGGAACAAAGGGATTTTCTCCAAAGTAAGTCTCGAAGTAGTATATAGGTCTATAATCAAATGACCCATCTCTCCAATGAATACGATTAGCCACAGTTCCCAATAATCTAGTCATTCTTTCTGAGTGTTTCATTCTAACATCTTTAGTGGGAGTAAGAAGCTCATAACGCTCAGTCATGTCTCCAGCGTTTCTCTTAGCACCTAAACTGTATATTCTACTAATTTTGTTTACAAATTTTCTCGTAAAGTTAGTAAGACTTGGTGGGATTTCTGAAAAAGCATCACCACTAAAGTAGTTATTTATATAACTTTCAGTAGATGTACTTGAATAGTAGTCCAAATACTTTCTAATCTCACTTCTCCTGCCATGAGACATCATAAGTTTTGTTTCTAGTAGTTTATCTTTCATCATTTGATTGATCATCTTTGAATCCTTTTCATTTCTGTGTTTTTCATTGGGAATCTGTTAATAATAAAATACCTAAAGGCATCATTTCCATGATCGTGGTATCCATCTTTAACAGGCTCTTCTTTAATTGGTTTGCCATCTTCACTTTCTGGGTATCTATATTCTTCAAAATCTTCTATTACATCTGCACATCTTTTATCCACATGGATTCTCCTTACACCATTAGCACTTTCAAAAAAACCTCTTGTATAGGCAACACTAGCTACAATATTCCTGCTCATTCGATCTCTAGTTGATATTACCTTGATACCACTTCTTCTAAATATTTCCATATCTCCTGCTCCACTCTGCCCTTGAACATTTGCTCCAGCAGGATCACCATAGTAACTGGCTACAGGATAGCCTTTAGTCTTTATCATCTTAATTAAATCTTCTGTCTTTATATTTTGTTTATGCAGGATAGAGTCAAATACTCTAATATGCTCCACATTATCTTCCCAGTATGTTTGACAAAACATTACAGCGGGCATACGATAGCCAAAGTCAATAGTGCAATAAGTAGGCAGATTAGGATTATACGGAAAATCTCCAACATCTTCATCTCTATGAAAATCCCAAACCTTCCCCTCAAATACAGAGAACTCTGCCCCAAACTCTTGACCAAATAGTTCTTTTGACATATTTCTTTTTCTTTCTATAATGGCAGGATCATCTAGTCCCTCTGGGAACTCATACTGGTTTACCCAAGACGGAGATGTATGGCTTGACCATAACGGATCATTTGCTCCCAGTTTAAACAAATCGTATATCCAGTTTCTTCCTTCTGGAGTTGTAATAAAAATAACTCTCCCTTTTCTTCCTGCAACTGTTGGAGATAAATACATATCCCAAATCTTTTTATTCATCTTGGCTACCTCATCTATAACCAAGAGGTCGCATCCTTCACCCACAAGAGAATCTGGATTATCTGCCGACATTCCCTCAACAGTAGTACCCCATTTGAAACGGATGTACATATCTTTTTCAGATGCTTTATCTACATCTTCTCCATGACCTATAACCATTCGTTGCCACACTTCTCTAAATATTAATCTAGCTTTTCTGTAAGACATTCCTACAAGCCAAATACGTTTATTAGGCTGGGATGCAACAAAAGTTGCTTCCATAGCACTTGCCCAAGTTTTCCCAAATCTTCTTCCACAGACTACTACTTGAAATCTAGCATCCTGTTTCTGGGGGTAATGAAGTGCTAATTGCCCATTGTGTGGTTCGTATCCTAGATAGTCAAACCATTTTCTTTTAAATTCGTAATTTTTTTCTTGCATTAGATTACTTTTATAACTTACATTATACTATCTATTTAATGCAAGGTTTATTCTTGCAATTAACCAACTCACTTAAGAGGTAAAAATGTCCGAAGAACAAAACATCGAGCCAGATGTAAAACAGGAATCCGTCACACAAGACGCACACAATGTACCACTAACGAGGCTTAATGAAGTAATAACTGAACGTAATGAATTACGAGATCAGATGAAAGCCTTTGCAACAAAAGAGGAAGATCAAAGAAGAGCAAAGCTACAAGAAGAAGAGAAATGGCAAGAGTTAAACTCTGAGCTAGTAAAAGAAGTAGATTCCTATAAAGGTTATAAAGAAAAATGGGAAGATATGGACAGTAGACTTCGTGAAACAGCTTTAGCTAGACTTCCTGAATCTAAAAGAGAAAAATTTGCTAGTGTTGATACTGATATACTTCTAAACATCGTTGAAGAATTTTCTGAGGTAGAAAAACAAAACCCACCAGATAGAAAAGGGACTGTGCCTTCAGGTACGCCTTCTGATTGGGTAGCTATGCCAGATGAGCAACGAAGAAGTAATTGGCAAGCAATACTAGATTCATACATTAAAAGGTAAATTAAATGGCAAAACATTATCAAGGTAGTCCAGTAACTACCACAACAGATCAGCATTTTATCCCAGAAATTTGGGCAGATGGTATCTATAAATACTTTGAGCGTAAAAGTGTATTTAGAGGTCTTATAGATGACTATTCAGCATTAGTTGGATCAAAAGGCTATGGAGATGCAATCAATATTCCAGAAATGAGTTTAATTAGTGCTTCAGATAAATCAGCAGGATCAGATGTATCCTATGATGCAACTGCAACCACTACAACTCAGCTATCAATTAACAAGCACAAGTATGTTGCAAAGTTATTTGAAGATGTAGCTTTGATTCAGTCTGAGGCTGATTTAGTAGCTAAGTATTCAAGAATGATGGGTGAAGCTCTTGCTCGTCAGGTAGATGCTGATATTTGGGGTGAGTTAGATGGATTAAATGAATCTCAGGCATTATCTGCTGATGATACATTAACTGCATCTGTATTTGAATCTGCTCTTGCTACATTAGGTGAAGCAGACATTCCTTACATGGACGGTGAATGTGCTATGGTTGTTAATCCAACTTTATTTGCAGATATACTTAACCCATCTGCTGGTATAGCACAGTATTTCATTCGTAATGATGCTGTCGGTGAAGGAAATCGTGGACTAAGATCGGGAATGGTTGCATCATTATATGGAATCGACGTATATATGAGCAATACAGTTTCAACTGCTGGTACAGCAACTACAATTCCGGGTGCAATCTTTCATAAATCAGCTTGTGTTTTTGCTTCACAGCAAGAAGTAAGGGTTCAGTCAGAGTATTCTGTTGATGCTTTAGGTACAAAAGTTGTATCTGATTTATTATACGGAGTTAAATTGATTGATGATTCTGATAATAAGAAAGGTGTTAAGTTTACTAACAAAGACTAATAACCTAGTTTTAATTGGGGGTAGGTTTATTCCTGCCCCCATTAGATTGGAGATTTTATGCAATATTGGTTTAAAAATGGAAGAATAGAAAGACTTGAGGATGAGCTACTTAAACGACATCCTGAAAAATTAGACGAGTTAAAAGCTAAAGGCTATATTCGTATAATGAGTGAGAACGACTATTCTCCATTTAAGAAAAAGACTGTAAAGTCAGTTGCAAAAAAACTTGTTAAAAAAGTGAAAAAGAAAAAGAAATAAAGACTAAGACGATCTCGTTCACGCTTTAGTCATTAGCTTAGAGAGGAAGAAAAAATGGCAGACCTACATACATATTCAGTCCAAGAAGCACTTAACACTACTAGTGGGGGTCAATGGACAGTAGCAACAGCATTAACAGCAGGAAGTTCAGCAGATGTTGCAAATACTAAACACAAATTACTACACTCTAGTACAGGAACTATGGGTATCTACTCAGCAGTTGAAATCTACTATAATTTTACAGCATCAGAAACAAATATTGATCCTAGTAATGATCTTTTAATACCAGCAAATACAAACTTTTTTCTTACAGTTCCTAGAGGACTAGGGATGACAATATATTTTAATTATAACAGCACATCTACAAATACTGGTTCTGTTAGAATAGTGGAGATTTAAGATGTTTGGATCAATGGGACAAAGTGCCATAAAAAACCTCGGTAATGGTGGGGAAATGGATGGCGATGTTACAATCACAGGAGACTTAGAAGTACAGGGTGGAATATCTCTTAGTGTAGATGAAGTTATACAAGGCACATCAACTATTGATGTCACCAACACAGAAGCCTTATTGGTACGCAAGAATAATGCTGGTGGAAATGTCTTTGTTGTTGATACTGATAATTCA